ACCGTCCCAAGCCCGACAGTGCCGTCTGAATTAATATACCCGCCTCTAAAATAAATTCGTTTGTACTGCTCGTACTGAACCCAGCCTACAGCAAATTTAGTTGTGCCGGTTCCGTCACTGCTTGGATCTATTCCGATATCTATAGCTCTTGGATTTCCGCCAGCTATCCCATATGTAAAGGCCGAGCTTGGGCTGGCAAATGTGATTGAGGTTCCTGATATAGCTCCGGTTATGCACTGGCCGCTATTGTAGCTACCTCCGGTCGTGTAGGAATAGGCGATTAAACATCTATTCGCCACAAGCGTATCCATTTCCATCGTATAACCTAACCCCGTTGCTACCGATTTAAATACAACTGGGGTTCCGAAACTGATAGATGTTCCAGATATTGTTCCGACAACAACGTAGCCGTAACTGTTGCTTGTTAATCTGTACGCCAAAACAAATTTATTCGGGTCAGCTAGGATATATCTAACAACACATGAATCGATAGCCGCGCTGTTGAAAGTTGCCTCACTTCCCAACGGAATATTTTGAGCAACTTGACTGACAGGAGATACCGTTCCGTTACCGTTCAAAACCACAGCCGCGCCGTTGTTTATAGATCCAGAGGCTACGAAATTAACCTCTCCTTGACCGCCACCGCTCGGCAGTAACTCCGACAGGGCTGTCATTTATACGCTCCAGCCGATTGTGCTATTTATGTAGGTCATAACTATTTCGGCAAAGTTTTTGTCGAAAGTTAAATCAGTTCCAGAAGAAGCAATGTTGCTACCGTTTCTCGCTACCGTGAAATTAGTTGTTGCAGCCGCCCCCGTTCCGTCTTTAATAACAACATAGTCTCCAGCGCCAGGTGATGCTGGTAGAGTGATCGTTATTCCTCCGGCGGTTGCTACTTGGAAAGTGGCTGATGCGACAGTGGCGGAAGATCCTAGAAGTGAGGGCGCTGGATATCCGGCAACCGTTGCCCACGACATCACCCCATTTCCATCTGTCTGAAGTTTTTGCCCGGCGTTTCCATCGCTCGCTGGCAGCGTCAATGTAATATTTCCGCTGTACGCCGAGTGAGGAGCAGATTGCAGTCTTGTGTAATGCGCGTTTGAGGATTCGCAATAGAAATCGATCGCAGACTGTACGCCGCCGTTCTTGAGCTTTATTGCTCCCTGGCTAATCATCACACCATTAGAAACCCCGCCGACAGTCGCAGAGGTTGAGACTGTAGCGTTCGCAAGAACCGTGGTTCCGCTGATGTTTAAATCAGTTAATGCATCAGTGACCGCTGCCGCCGAGCCAGCTCCATCCGTATAGAGAACTTTTACGGCGCCATTCGTGACGGTGACGTTACCGCCAGAACCCTGGCTAATGACCAGGCTTTGTCCTCCAGAAGTAGCATTTTCAATGAACCACAGTTTTGCTACGGTATTCGGTGCGATCGTGACGACCCTCGGAGCCGTCAAGTTCACGCTGCTGGTAATTTTGAGATGAAGAGACTTCATCGCGTCAGCGGTGCCATCGGTTAGGGTCAGCGTGACGTTCGCGTCAGCACTTAAATTTTCAACGCCAGGGCCAAACGCCGCAGCAATACGAGTCAGATTGACGTTGGTTTTTGAACCCCAATCGTTTGGCGCTGAACCCGCGCCTTCGCCAACTGCGATGAGTTCAAGTCGTAAATCATTAATATATGTCGAAGCCATTTATTTTTCTCCATTACGCGACTTGTTTGGTCCACGTTGTGTTGTCTTGGATTTGAGGAACCCAAAGCTTTCTCGCACCAACTGTGACAGTTGCTGTCGCATTGATAGTAGAGGATGGGCGGTGGATTCGATTTGCAACCGCAGCGACCGATGAACTCGCGTTAATCGTAGCCGAGCCTGGTACAAAAATTGTTGAGTTAAGGCTAACTGTCGCTTGAGCCGTAATCGTAGCTGCTGCATCAACATCGCTTTCTAGCCCCCATTTTCCAGCGCCCCAGGATGAACTTCCAAAACCGCTTTCGACGCTCACGCGAGAACAATATCTAGATCACCGACCGGGACTCGAAGAACGTCTCCTACATTGATCGTTTTGCTCAAAGTCAGGTTTCCGAACGCCAGCAAATTACCAGAGGAGACGGCATCGAAAACGCCAACACTTGTCACTGTGCCGTAACTGGCGGTCGCAGTAGGGTATTCCACCGCTCCAGAATTTGAAGAGGTTGTGCCGGAGGTCGAAAACGCTACCGCTTTTCGAGAATAAGCGCCTCCGCTTACCTCTGTGCCTCCACCGCTTGCTGAAGGGGTCGCTGTATAAAGCGCCAGGTAAAACGTTGACGGCACTGTGTATGCGTTACCGGAAAAAACATCGTCTAAAATTTCACCGGCCAGATAATTTGAAAAAGCCATCTTTTACTCCAACGCTGCGGCGCGCATTCTCACGCCAGATTGTCCGCTTGTTCGCTGATCAGATATTTCTATGTCAGCCATTTTCTTGGTGTATAACGCTGCCCAAGTTGCTAGTCGAGCGTCGTCCTGTAGGTATGGCGCCGATTGCAAAAGGGTACTGTACAAATAAATGTCCGGCGCCAGGGACAACAACCAGTTAGTCGTATTGCTGTTTGACAGAGGAGGAATCTCTGCGTAATAAACAAGCTCTGCAACATATGTTGTGTCGGGCGCTGGGTAGCACTGAATCTCAGTGCCGATCATCGTATAGAAAAGAGGTTTGCCGACCGCAGAGGAGCTGGCACGTTTAGCATTTAATGCTTCTTGCGCGAGGTACTCTAACTGCGTAACAGGATTTGTCTCAAGGATAAGAGTTTGCGTCTGAAACCAATCAGCCGGGGTCTGAGTATATTCTCCCAACAAATTAGCATCTGCCCGAACGATCATTTTACGGTGACGCAAGTTTCTCGTTAGATCAGCCTCGGCCAATTCAATGAAGCTCGGAATAACCGTACTGAGGTCGGAGCGGTTTAACCAATCAGCAACCGCACTCTTTAGATCAGAATACGTTGAGATTGTCATCAGATCCGTCCGCCTCTAGTTCGAAAGTATTTATTATCGGGATCATTCAACCATTTATTAAAGGCAACTTTATCGTCCAAGATGCCTTTGTGTTTCAAATCGAAATAAATAGTCATCGGGAGCGACGCGATCTTGGACCACTCTCCCCAGGGTTTTCTTTTATCGACCTCATTGCTGGAAGCTTTATTCTTGGCAATGATTTCGGTAACGTCCTGGGTCGTTTCTATTACAAATTTATCTTGAGACGGGTTCTCACCCGCCTCGAAAATAAAGTCGTTCTTAATTCTACTAGTAGAATCAAAGTCTAGAACGCGCCGCTCGTTTCCCATTATGAGAACACTAAGTCAGCTAAGACGCCGAGGCCAGCTTCTTGGTTTACCTGTAGCCCCTGTTCTGCAAGAACGAAAAATTTCTCTGCATCACCTGTTTTGGCTAAGCTAACCTGCTGCATTGGCCGTAGGGTGCTAATTTCTATAAGGTCCGGGTCGATGATATAAGCGTCTCTGGGTCGTGAAAACCTAGACGGGACAATAGAAAGTGAACCAAAATCGCTCATATAGACATCTGCGGCCCCAACGATTGTAGTGGGGGAGTCACTTGGCGCCATATATCTTTGCGCAGCAATTCCAGCAAAACCACTAACGACTCCTTTGACGTGCGGTCCAACGAGAAGAAACTTAGGATCTCCGCCCTGGCCCCAGACTGCCTGAATCACTGGCTTCAACAAAACTTCCGTTGCGGCTCGAAGATTAGCATTCGAAGAATCGGTTGCCGCTGCGTTAACGACACCGTTTGCAACAGTAGGGTTAGCACCGCCAGTACCCCGGCTTGAGTTTGTCCTGATAAAGGCAGATAACGATGCAGTAACTCGCGCAGTACCAGCAGCACCAGCGTTCGCAGCAGTGTTGACGCCGCACATGTTGAATTCAACATCTCGCTTGAGCTCGTTACCAGCTTTCGTGATTTGGTACGCCAATTCTGAACGCCGACCAGCTTCGTCTATTGCACCATTCAAGTTGTCTGCAATGATTCCCACTTTACGCATGATTTGCGTGTAATTGCCAAGCCTTGCAGTTTGTGCCAGGGCGGGAAACGCTGAGATATCGTCTCCATCGAGCTGACTATTTGCGGAGGCACTTGAAAGTGAGTCGCTTTGCCATTCGAAAAAGGTATTTCTTACAGACCTTTTCTTAGATAAATTACTTAAAAAAGGCGTGGTCGAAGGGCTAATGTTATAGATGATATCGCTTAGCGATTCTCTAATGCCCGTAACTGAATATCTTGTACTTGTGTTGGCGATAATAGCCATAATTTGTTAACTCCAAAAAGTCATAACATCGATTCTATAAGGGCAGTGGCATCTGCCACTTTCCCGCTCTTCGCAAGACGTGCGCGTTGGGCTTTTTGCCCCTTGGAGCTCGAGTTCACCTGGCTGCTTCTAGCGCCGGGTCGAACAGAATTGGTTCGACGGGCCTTTGACGCTTTTTTAACGCGCTTGGTGCCCTTGTCGTAAAGCATTGCTTTCCGAAGTACCTGAATATGAGACGCTCTTACTAGGGCTCCCATTTCGTTTTCCGAGATTCCTTGTTCAGCCAGGTAGTCACGCAACTCGTCTGACTCCTGCTTGGCAACTGTCTCATCTTTCCAGCTCGGGATTAACTCACCCAGCCTGGATACTTCGTGGTTAAGCATCACCTGCATTTGTTCTTGCTGCTCTACCTGCGTTGCCTCCGCCACCCGGGTTTGCTCTGCATTTATTGCAATTAGCTTCTCATGCCGATGTTGCTGCTTTTTGGTCCATTCCCGCTCGAGACGATGAGCTGAGATCGGGTCGTTTTCGTACAACGAATCGAAATCTGGAGCCGGCTCGTCGAATGCTCCTAACTGAGACTGCAAGGCGCTAAGTAACTGCGAATATTGCTGTCTCTCTAAGCCTACGGCATCTTTGTCTTGCTGGAACGACTTTCGCTCTTCGCTTAATGCCTGGCTTTTGCGTGTGTAATCTGCTGTTCGCGAGTAACCGTTTTTGAGCTCAGAAAGATCAACGTCCACAGATTCACCATTAACTTTAATAGTGAATGTTTCGGCTGTATCCTCTTCCTCATCTTCAAAGTCTTCCTCGCCTTCAAGCAGCTCGGCTTCTTCTTCTTCGTCATCGATGTCCGTATCGGTTTCATCGATGTCATCAGTTTCTGATGCCTCGCCCACCTCAGTGGACTCGTCTGCGAATTCTTCGTCGTCGATTTGTTCCTCTGGAGGAGTCAACAATTTCAGTAATTCATTTTGTGCGTCTACCTCACTTATCCCAGATGTGGGATGGAGGCTCTCTACTATTTTATCACTCATTCAATAATTCCCTTCTGCTTCTCGAATCCCAATGTGTCCGCCGCAGCCCGCAGGTGATTGCAGAGTTCTTCTAAGGAATCCAGTTTTGCAAAAATGCGCTCCCGGTCGTCTAGCTTCCGAGCTCGCTGCCAATCTTCAAAAAGACGAAACTTTGTGCGAGAAACCATCTCGTCAAAATTTTCGTCATCAAAGAATCTTTGTAGAGAAATCAAATACTGCTGTTCAGAACTGACCATCTTGTGGCCCCGGCTGTTGCTGGTTAGCTAAGTTCTTAACGAGCTCTCTATCCCTGTCGCTATTTGATTTGATTTCCGCGACATCCACTTGAGCACCAAATCTCGCACTGATTTCCGCAGCCTTTAATACAATATTTGCCTCGGACTCATCACGACGACGATCATTTTCAAGAAACATTCGCTCCCTCTCTAATTCGATATCGGCAAGCTTCTTTTGAATATTCGACTCAATTTCGTACATCTGTGTTTCTATTAACTTCTCATTGATGTCTTTTTCAGGAGGACCAGTTGGCTCTGGTGGCTGATACTGAGCTGGATCATTGAAATACCTGTTAACGTCTTTTATGCCGCCGAGCTCTAAAGTGCTGACCAGGGTGTTGTAATAATTTTGGGCGGAAACAATAGGATTCTCTGGGCCCAGCTTTTCGAGCAGGTCTTTTTGAATGCCAGCGATTTGGCCCAGGAGCATTAACCGCTCCTGGCTACTTCCGGCGCCAAGGGAAACGTTAGTGACCACGTCCATGTCTGCACTGAACTGGTCGGGTTGGACGGGTACGAACTGGTTTCGTAAACGGATCATTTGAGTCTCGTCTACATTCTCATGCGCGAGTTTTAACAGGCCCTTGTAGAGCCTGGCCATTCCGTTGTCCGCAAATAGTCGAGCGATCATCTCGATTCGCTGCTGCGCTGCGTTAATTGTTTGCGTGACCGCTGCGAGAGTGCTGGACTGCAACTGCTCAGGGTTTAACCCTGCGGCAGCTCGACTCATGCCTGTGCGGTCCTCCCGGACCTTATCCAGATACTCAAGCATCGGGAATGCGTCTCGCCCGACATATGGCAGCAGGAACGGCTGCACCGCACCTGGGTTCCTCATGCGAATAATGCCGCCAGCTTCGACAGACATTACGTCAGCCAAATTCGCCTGGCCTTCCACTACACCAACCCGTGGGTGGGTGCTCATTGCAAGGGAGTCGAGAGAAGCTCGAAGGACTGACGATTTAATCCTCTGAATATCCATCGTGATGTCCGCAACTGACAGACCGAAAAATTGATGGGGCTCCGGGCTAGGGCAAAAATGCGCGAACGGTATTTCTGTCGCAGGATCGTTGCGTAAAATTTCGTAACCGGACCCAGCGCAGCAAATTTTTCTGAGCTCGGAAATGCCGTCACCCGAAATATCTAGCTTCATGTAAGCTTCGATATAAAGGACTTTTTTTCGGCTCTCGTCGTCATCGTCGTAATCGCTATCCGATGAACTAGATAACAATCGCTGGCGCGCTTCTTCATTGTCTAAACTTAAACTATCCTCGTTAGTGGAGTAGCTCAGCATGGCTGCATAGTCGTACCCCATTTCCACCAATTCTGAGACTGTCGCGTATTTTCTGTGGGCGACGATGTCAGCATCTTCGAAGGTTCTAGCGTCCCGGTTAATTAGGATTTCTTCGGGAGCGACACTCGCAACAACTATTTTTCCCTCGACTATTGTTCGTTCAATTGTGACGCTGTGCATTTGAGGCTGGTTATCAACATTTACAGTGTCTAACCTGGTTGTCACATTTTGCGGGTCCGCATTAAGCGCAGCTAGAGCAGAGTCATCGAGTGCCTCGTATTCGCTTGTTTCAATTCGCTCAGTGGTTCGGTAGACGTACTTCAAAAAGCCAGAGCCTTTTACCAGGGCGTCTAGGAACGTTCCGTAGAGAATTTGTATGAAGCTCTCGTCCTGGTTATTGGTAAGCAGGTAGTTAACGTAATCGGTCGCCTGTTTTGCAGTTTCGACATCCTCGGCGCCCCTGGGTGCGTACTCGACCGGCTGCTCGCTGCCACAAAATATACGAATTAAGGACGGCAGCATTTGCTGTACCGTGTCGCGAACATCGAGCGATTGAGCTGTGCTCCTGCCTTCCTGCTCATTTCCCAGGGCCTCACCATTGTAGTAGCGCATGGCTTCGGCTCGCTTTGGGCTCATCGTGTTGTCGATAAAATCGACCGCATCCTCGATGGCCATGATTACCGTGGCCTGAAGCTCTTGGCTGACCTCAGAATCAGTATTAGATTCCTCGTAATTGTCGTTCACTAGTTCAAGTTCACTCATAAAAAGCTATCCAATAAGGCATTGCCGACAATGCGACCGCGCTCGGGAATTTGATTAAAGGCGTTAGGGATTGTTTGCAGGATTCGGCTGTTCTTTGCAGCATCTAAAATTCGGCTTTGCTCTGCCTGGTCTTGCAGATACTGCATAATTCCGCCGACCGACTGAAGAGCGTTCTGCGTATATTGCTGGCCGAGCTCGGTTCTTAGTTGGTAGTCGTTCTGATCTAGGCGCTGGTCCCGGTCAGCTTTAAGCTGATCGTTAGACCGATCGCTCGTAAGAGCTTGGATGATCGTGTTCGGGGCGTTAGCAATCGGCGCTATAGCGCCCTGGGCTGCGTTAGCCAGGAAGTCCATTATCCCCGCGCCCTGGTCTGCTAGGGTTGGGGCTGCGGCTGATGTTGCTGCAAGGCCAGCGGCTAACCTGGGATCGATTGAGCCTTTCTGTCCTCGCATATAATCAGATACGCCTTCGGCCCACTGTTCATCTAGTGGCTGGTAGAGGTCGTTACGCATTACTAAAGAGCCTGTTTTCTCGCTTTCTGTGAACGGCTCGTTTTTTTTATTTTTTCTTGCGTCTAGATCCTCATACGCCTTCGGAAACATAACCCTTGAAGGAATATTTTGCTCCAACCCTCCAAGGTATGTCCCCGGTATTACCGTGTCGTAAGATTTGTGAACACCTTCTTTTTGAAAGGTTTGAGAACCTGGCACTGCATCAAATATAGAAAACCCAGCGTCCCCAATTTGGGCAGACTGTAATTCTGGCTGAATAGCTTCTGCGTAAACGTCTTCTTTTAGTGGGAAACCTCGATCTCGAAATTTAGCCGACTCCATCACTTCGACAAAATATTTTCTAAGCTCTCCTGATCCTTCTCTTTGGTATTTACCCTCGCCAAGAAGTTGATCTAATGCATCGGGATCATTTAGACCTACCCATCTACTAATGCCTTTTGGCTCTTTTGCTTTTGAGTTTTTTGGGCCATAGCGGACATTCCGATCAAACTCTATTACATCGGCTTTTGCTAAAGGTAATTTGATGGCTTGAGAATACATCGCGTTAGCAATTGGAGTGCTAAAATTGAGAGAGTCTCTGCCCATCGCAGAAAAAATTCCTACAGGATCAGAACCGTCAGTTATCTTTTGCGCGTTTAAAAAGTTAGTCTGTTTTTTGTCAGCGGCGGTTTTCATCGACGCCCAGCCGTAGCCTTGATCCTCATAACGCAGTGGAAAGTTAGAGCCGCCTTCAATCTCTATAGGGCTATCTAGATCAACGCCTCCAATTGTTTGCAGCTTCTTTCCTGTCACGCTTGGGTCACCAACAACAGGAACACCGACTTTTCCTATTAAGTCGTTAGGGTCGAGAATTTTCCTCTCGCCAATGTCTAAGCTGGTCGTTTGATTTTCAATATCAGATCGGAGCTTTTCTCTCGCCCTGAAAGCAGTGCTCTCTCGCATTGCTTTGTCGTACTTGTTCATTGCTTTTTTTAACTGAGTAGGATTTTCAGTATAAATTGGGTTGAGCATCCCCGTTCTAATCAAGTTAGGGATCGAAGTTAAAAACCCAGCTTCCGCTTCTTCTGGAGTCAGAGCAGCCCCGGCAGCTATTCCAGCCGCTGGCTTTGCTAACTTACTTAAAATCCCAAATCCAGCCACTGGCTATTTCTTCTTCTTGGGCTTTTTCTTTTGAGGTTTTTTATCGCCAGTGTTCAACATGATGACGATATCAGCGGCAGCATCATTGATTCCCTGGTTGCCTCTTTTATAAGGCTTCTTTGAGCTATGCATGGCAGAAAGTCCACATATGGATATTCTCCCATTTTACCAAAAACAGGATAAAACCGTTAGGTCATGGGGAGATTTCTACGGAGGGGGCTCGACCAGTTGCTAGACATTGACCCGCCATGTAGGACCGTTGCGGCCTCGACAGCGAAGGTTAAGCAGAGAGCGTCAGCCATATCAGGACTCGGCAAGCCTCTCTTTTTCATCGCGTCCTTACCTTCAATCTGAAGCTTGCCGCTGCTTGTGAATTTATATTTCGGGCTCACTAGCTCTGCGAGGAGGTTATCGTCCCTGGGCATAGAGCAGTCCCTGGCCTCTAGCCAGGCTTTCACTTTGAACCAGAGCTCTGCTCTGAGATTCAAATAAGTCTGACGCATCGCAGGAGTTTCAGCGGTGTTGATGCCGATCGCCGGGAGGTTCAGTTCTCGCAGCCGATCTACTACGCCGCCGCCTACGCCGATTGAGTCAATGCAGATAGCTGCTGGCTGTTGCCGGGGTGGACAGGATTCATATTCGGCCATAACAGCCCCGCACAAAGCCATTAAGTCCAGATTATTCCATGACCTCAATGAGAGGAGCTTCCGTCCTTGGCGCTTTGCCAAGACCGAATTGTTGCTCCCGAACCGCGCTACGTCTAAGCCCCAGACGATTCCCTCATCGTCTAATACGGTTACGTTCTCGCGGTTCATTGCGGATTCTACGAGCTCCAGGGGGATAGCAGTATCGTCGTCTTTGTTGGCGAACTCGCCCAGTACCCTGACGCGATAGGCATTGCTTTCTGATCCATATCTGGTTGCCATCTCCCGAATGTATTCGTCACTGACGCGAGGGCTATCCGAGCAACTGACCTTGCGGGTCCACCATTCCGCTGCCTGTCTATGATGCGTATCGAAGAAGAAGCCTGACGATCTTGTTGGGTTTCCTAGCAGAATGGTACAGGCGTTAGCGCCAGACATAGAACCCGCTGCCGCCTCAAAGACTGCCGGGGGAATGCCAGAGGCTTCATCGACTAAAATTAAGACCTTGTCGCTATGAATTCCTTGCAGAGCCTCACTGTTTTCTGGGCGGCTGGTCCTTGCGCTGATAAAGGCATCTGAGGGCGCGGCTCGATGGCTGACCCGATCGCTTTTTACGTCAAGGATAGTTGAGAGCGCCACTGGGAGTTCACCGATCCATCGCTTGAGCTCTGAGAACAGGGCATCGAATAGCTGCGCGGAGGTTGGCGCTGTTACAACGATCTTAACTGGGAAGTTGGTGAGCAGGGTCCAGAGCATGACCCACGAAGCTGCGGTCGATTTGCCTACGCCGTGGCCAGAGCGGATTGAGATGCGGCGTTCGCCAGAGTTAACGGCTTCCAACATCTCGATCTGCCAGGGATCAGGTTTTTGTTTTAAGACTTCTTGAACGAATAAGACAGGGTCGTTTCTATACCGCTTGAGGAAATCGTTAAACGGGTTGTCCTTTTTTGCAGCCGAGCTCATCGAGCAAATGTATCACAGTTTGATGCGTGACCTTTAGGAATTTGTTGGATACATATTCGGCAATCGGTCGAGAGCCTTTTCCGTCTGCATTTAATCGAACCATCGCTTCGATCGCTCGTCTTCGTTCGGGCTTTTCTTGGAGGACTGATTTTTTTCCTAGCCCGATCTTCTCGCAGCCCCAAGGAATTTTGCCGCCTAGATAACCGCCTCGTTCGCGCTTTTCTTTAATGCCGCGCCTTTGGCGTTCTTTTATTTTCATTTTCTCGTATTCTGCGAAGACTGCCATTTGTTTCATCATGAAATTTGAGTGTATATTGGCTGGGTCGCATACATTGCCGAAGCCGTTTATATAAAGGCTAATTCCACGCTCAATAAAATCCTTGACTGTTACAAGGCTGTCGATCGCGTCACGATTAAACCGATCTGTATCAGACACTATAATAAT